GTCACGCAGAGGGATTTTTATGGCAGCCTTGTTGGGCTTCTTACCACCAAACTTAGCGATGCCTTCTTCAATAGCAGCATCAATGGCGGCATTCACTGCGTTAATGGTTTCTGTATCGTCCTTTGGAATGAGTACGGATACGCTGTATTTTTCAGCACCACCGTTGACGGAAACCGGCTCCCAGCCGTGGAAGTAAGAGAGTCTTGTGTTTACACCTGTAATAACCTTTGTTCTATTTGTATTGTTTTTCATAATGATCAATCCTCCATAATTTCATTAAATTCGTTTTTAGCGTTTGTTACGTTCATAGCCACTCTTTTATCTGTGCTAGGAACAAGAGTCGGCTTACCCGGTGGTTTGATTATGAGGCCACTGAGTATTTCCTCAAATTTGGTTTTACCCATCAGTTTTTGCATCTCCGTCAAAGGAATAAGGCTCTTACGGTAAATATCCTTATATCCACTTTCTACAGCTTTTTCTGCTACGGCATCTTCATCTTTGTACTTACGAACTGAGCGGCCTTCCACAACTTTAAAACCACTCCACTCTTTTCCGTGGTTAACTGCTGCATCTGTGGCATAAGCAGTTATTTCACCTGCCCACTTCGTAAGATCTGGAATAATCATTAGAATTTCCTCAATCTCACTATCTGTAAGCAGTGGTGGCATCTTAAACTCCATCTGGGCAAGCTTGAGCTTTTCTTCAGCCCTTGCACGGCATCTTGTGGACGCTCTGCAGAAAGTACACCATGGACCAGGGATATATTCACCTTCACCTTGATAGGCTTTTGCTGCCTTTGGTTTTAGTTCCTCTTCTGCCCAGGCTTTAAGCTCTTCTACCGGAATGGTCCAGGTGCTGACATTTTCTCTTCGTGGCTGGAAAATAGTCATTGATACTTCCTTGATGTCATAAAGACTGTCATAAATTTCAAGAGCCCCTAATGCATAGAGTTTCATCTGTGGATTGTTTTCTGCGTCCACAAGGACTCCAATTCCGTATTTAAAATCCACTATGTGAAGTCTGTCATCTGAAATGATTACACAATCTCCTGTACCAAATCCATCTGGCACATAACAAGAGAAGTCAAGACGTTGTTCAATTAGAACGATAGGATCTGTACAGGACTTTCTTGCAAGTTCTACCTGCTCCATGATAAAGGCAACATAGTCATCCGTACATTCTTCCATTTCATCTGAATCATACCCTGACACGGGCCTCTTACTTCTGATATGAAGTGCCTTTTTCAGTTTGTGTTCTGAGAGTTCATGTGCTGCAGTACCGGCTTTCGCTGCTTCTCCACTGGTATTTTCAAACTCTAGTTCAAGCCTTGCAGACGGCAAACAATGAAGCCATCTGTGGGATGAAGATGCAGATAATATTGCGTGATTACCCATTGCCAAGAACCTCCGCATCTTTTAAGATGTCAGCATAGTATGCCTTGTCAACAGCACTAAGCTTATCAGCACCATACTTTCCGATAATAGCTCTGACTTCTGCAGTAAAACCAAGCTGGCTTTTTTCTGCAAGGACCATGCGTACTTTTTCAAGTGGGATATCCGACTCATTTGCTGGTTCTGTTTTTGTGGCAGGCACTTCTTCAGGCGCAGCATCGCTTTCGGTCATTGCCTTACAAACCATTTCTATGCTGTCTGCAAGGCTTCGCATGTCACTTACCACATCAAGCAGTAACTTTACTTTGCTCAAGTCCATTTCCTCCTTTCGTAGTCTCACAGATAGCAAGTTCCTGGACGCTATCTCCTGGAATCAGAATCGTTACACGCTGTTTATCTCCAAGGAGGAAACGTAGAAGGCGCTCCCTTACGGTGACATTACGGCAAGTAACGATTCCGCCTGTCTGTGGCATTTTTGAAACACTGATTTTTAAGTTGTGCTTCATATCCATCACCTCTTTCTGAAGGGTCATTATTTGTTCCCCTCTATCTGGTAGCCATGAGATGAACAGAAATCTGACGGTTTTGTGAAATTACAAAAAAATAATGCCCTCAGAAGTTTTAATCCTCCAAGGGCAAAGACTCAATTATTCAATTTTGATAAAGGCATCTGTAAAGCCTGCAGCTTTTACTCTGGCCAGCATAGCGTCCGCATTAGACTTGATGCTGTATGCACCGACCTGAACCCTATAAAGCTTTTTAGTCTCTGATTCAGGAACCGTCAGTAGCTTTCTAACATCAGCTCTAAAAGTATCCATACTCTTACCATGCTTAGAGAACCAGTGCCGAGGATCTCCATGATTGCTGGCGATCTTCTTTTGATAGCCTTCATAGTGGCCAAGGATATCCTTCTCGGTTAGGTTATAGAGTTTGCAAAGATGCGCACAAAGCTCTGTGGCTTCCTTGTATACCGCATTGAAATATGAGGCGTCGGACAGGCTGTCTTCACAGATCTCAAATCCGATGTGACTATTGTTGGCGTCACCACCTGCATGCCAGCCTCTATGGTCCCAAGGCAGTGTCTGATAGGTAGCGATAGTGCCATTTTTTAGTTTCCCAATAAAGGCATGGACACAGACTTGTCTGCCACTGGGCCTATGTTGATTCCAGTGGTTGTTATACTGGTTCTCTCCCAAGATGCCATCATCTGGACCAACATACCTTCGGAGATAGGGATTGTTAGCCCCGGTGCTGTGGACCATAATGCCTCCCGGTTTGATTTTCCTGCCCACTTTATAGCATTCATTTTCTGTAAAAATTAGTTTTTTAAGGTTCATGGTTCTCCTCCTTCAAGATGGCCACGCATTACTTTGTTCCATCCTTGTCTCCACCATCTTTGAGCTGTTCAAGAATTTCTTTGAGTTTCTCAGGTACAGGAAGTCCGATTCTTGTTGAGTTTTCAATGATGCTGATTCCTTCATTGGATAGGTAGAAGAAGATAACAGCGGTTCTGATGGCGCCGCCATCTCCGATAATGTTCTGATCAATAATGTGGGCAATGCCTACAAGGGAGAAGATCACCACTTTCTTGAAAATGCCCCGAGCACCTACATCGCTGGAAAGATGCTTTTCTAAAACAGCGCACATTACTCCAAGAATATAGTCAATCACTACAAAGGCGATCAGGGCATATAAAAATCCATCGTAACCTCCGAGAAACCAGCCAAGCCAACCACCAAGGCCAGCAAAGACCATTTGAATAAAAGTCCAAATATCTCTCATGTAATTTCCTCGCTTTCATAAATATTTGTATATAAAAAGACGCCCGGTTAAGAGCGTCATAATCTGATAGAAGTCAAGCTTATATTAGTAAGGCGCGTAGTAAACGTAGCCGCTGGCCTTCGCATAGAACCCGTCTCCTGGAATGTATATGGCTCCATCGAAGGTATCGTACTGACTTGTGGTGAATCCCGGCTGCTCAACGCCCTCCCAATACAGTCCATCATTGGATACGCAGAGCATACTCTCTTTAAGAAGTGCAAACTTGCCCCAGTCCTCCATCCAGATGATGTTTCTTGGATTAGGGATGTTGTTGTTGGCCAGATCTCCTACCCAGGAAAGGTTTGTCTCTGTAATCTGAGTGGCATCATCACTCATCACGCAGAGCTTCACATAGTAAGTGTATTCGCCTCCTACGTTGGTATAGTTGAACTTCATTACAAAGAGGACGTCATTGACGGACCGGATAAACATATACCGGGTATCATTAAGATCTTCTCCAATTGTCGTGGTCCAAAGTCCAGGACTGGCTGAACTGGCTCTTGCGATGGATTTATCTCCACCAACCACGCCGACAAAGTTTCCTTTATGGGTGGTCAGGTATTTAAAGATCGGTACCGAAGTTCCATCTGACCCAACCAAGGTCCAGGCGGTTCTTTCTTCAAGAGAATCAAAGCTGTAGTAGACTGGTGACTTATAGTACCACCAGCTGACGATACCAGAGCCTATTGCCATATCATAAGCGCCACAGGTCATGGCGTTATAAGCTCCCGGGCAATAACCCGCATTATGCCAAGTGATACCATCAAAGGAAGCAATAACATTGGCAAGGCCCACGATCTTAGCAATAAAGACACCATCCGCCGCATAAAGAATCTCCGGCTGACCATAGCTCCACCAAGGAACGCTGACAACGGTCCACTGCTTTGTGGTCTTGTTCCAATAGGACATGTAGGGGGTCTTGGCGTAATAAACTGCTATTTGAGCATTGCCGTTGTCATAGACATTGATCTGCTTCTCACTTCCATATTGGGTATAGCCAAAGTTGTTATAGTACTTCTTGGACCAGCTCAGTGTTGGGATGGTGAAGAGTACTTCTCCACGTCCTCCAAAGGCTGTCCAGATGGCCAAGGTATTATTGAAAATATGATCATAACTCATGGAATCAGCCCTCCTTTATACTTTGGTGACGCTGGTGATTCGACCACCACTATCCACGGTGTAGTTATATGTCGCTGTTGTTCCGTCTGCATATTCAATATAAAAACTCATCATATCCACCGTTAAAGTGGACACTTCCTTTAAGAGTAGCTCCGAGAAAATGTTGTCGAGGGTTATGCTTGTAATCCTGCCTCCGCTGTCAGTGGTGTATTGATACTGGGCATGGTATTGATGGGTATCGCCCTTTTCAACAGTGTAAGTCACATCAATGGTGGTTTCAGTAACTACAAGATTTGAGACAATAGTATATGAAACCCCCAGGTCATTCACTTGTGTTTGAATATCATCAACTGAGCTACCCACATTAGAAAGGGAACTCTCGATCCGATAAAAGGTATCAGAAATGCTTGGTCTATACCGTCCAACTTCCACCCGAATGTTGTAACGGTAGAACGGATTGTATTCAAGTGAGATGATCCTCGTCTTAACATTAATACCTAAGGGATAGAAGATGATGTGCACATTATCGCCCACAGCCAAATCCATCAGCTTGAAAAAGGAAATGTCATAGGATGAAGCATTCTCCCGGGAATCATGGGATACCGCCACATTAGTAACATTCTTTGAACCCATCACAGGAATATAGTCAATGGTCCCCCTGTGACTTCGGATGTTGATGTTATAGCCATTGTACTCAATCTCTCCACCAAGGATGGCGATGTACTGCATAAGGGCAGCCCTTCTTGAAACCTTCTGGTTTATTTTCATGGTGATGCTTTCTGTAAAATCAACTACTCCTGCAGTAAAGGGAGTCCCAGCAAGAAGCTGAGACAATCCCATAGCCGGATCTCCCGTAAAGTCAAATTCTGTGATATTGTACATCTCGTGGTTGAGCAGATAGGAAACATGCTCACAGAGAACAGAACAGGTAGGGAGACTCCCTTGAATTGATTTCCCAATCTGCACAATTTCAAAATACTGATTATCCAGTTTAGCTATCTGCTTTGTTTTTAGAGCCAATGAAGACCTTGCCATAACATTAAATGATAGGGTGAATTCACCATCAAGTGTTTCTCTCAAATTGGAGCTGATGACTTTCTGAATGGACTGAATCAAAGTTGCACCTGAGTATATTTCAATCAAGGAAACGCCTCCTTTCTGTTAACTTCCTGCCACACCAAGATTTCTAACAGTGACGGTATTCTGGTTCCACTGAAGCTGTGCAATAACGCGAGTTAAGATATTGCCATCAATGGTAAGAGGGATGGTTACATCAAAGACAGCGCCTTCAGAACCACCAAGGCTTCCAGTGACCTGAGAGTTTAGGTCCAAATCAAAGTCTGTTGGAATTGCTCCCTCAATATCTTTTTCAACACCACTCATGGCGTCTGTAAATCCCTCGCCAATACCTTCACTCATGTTGGCACCAATGCCAGCAAAAACTTTTGAAGGAGAACGGATACCAAGAACCCCTTTAACGCCTTTAACAATGCCACTGACCATGCTGTCGACTTTTCCTTTCAGCCAGCCAATCATGGAGGAGATACCATCCCATAATCCTTTGGCCATGTTTCGTCCCACATCCATCATGGATGGAATAGCCCGGCCAAGACCAGTGACAATTGCTGTAATTATCTGTGGAAGCTGCGCAACGAGCTGAGGAACAGCACGGATAAGTCCTGCTGCCAGCTGAATGGTCAGCTGCACACCCATTTCAATAATCTTCGGTAGATTACTTGTGATGAAGGTAATGATGCTGTTAATGATTTGGGGGAGCGCCTGAATCAAGGAAGGTAGAGAGTTTAAAAGTCCTTGTGCCAGTCCACTGATGATCTGAAAAGCTGCATCAAGCACCAAATCCAGGTTATTGATTAAGGTTGTGGCAATAAGAATCACTGCTTCTACAATGGATGGGATAAGCTCCGGCAGCGCCTCTCCAAGTCCAGTAGCAAGGGTCACGATCATGACAAGAGCCGCTTCAACCAGAGCCGGTAGATTGGTGATGATTCCGTCTACCAGGGCTAGAATCAGTTGAAGTGCACCATCTGTGATCTGAGGTAAGGCTTCAATTAAACCACCTACAAGTGTCATGATGATGTTAGTGGCTGCTTCAATCAGAGTAGGCAGGTTATTCAAAATCCCATCGACAAGAGCAAGAATAAGATCCGGAGCTACTTCAGCAATGGCAGAAATAAGCCCTGTGACCACTTCCAAGATTTGTGGCAGGATAATCGAGATCTGCTCTACAGTCTGCCTGGCTCCTTCTTTTAACTGTTCTGCGGCACCTTCTTGTCCAGTAATCAGACCTGTTAAGCCATCAAGGACCATGGTAAAACCAGGAAGGAGCTGAGAAGTGATGTTGTTTTTCACACCTGCAAAAGAGCGGGTGAGATTATCCATGGCGTCGGTGTAGTTCACCGCAGCGTCCACAGATTCGTCACTCATTACCAGTCCAAGTTCACTGGCTTTGTTCTTTAAGGCATCGGTGCTTTCAGCGGTCTGGTTTAAAAGTGCCCCCAGCTCAACTGAAGATGTTCCAAGCAAGTCATTAGCAATGGCAGCTTTTTCACCTTTATCGGAGATACCTTGAAGGCCTTTAATGGTCATCTCAAAAACTTCTTCTCGGGATTTCCCTTGTAGGTCTGCCATGGAGATTCCTAATCTATCAAACTTCTCTGTAGCGGAGGAACTACCATTGATGGCATCGTCTACGGTGTTATTAAGTTTCTTCATTCCGTTTTCTAAGGATGAAATACTGGCACCATTTTGTGAAAGGACATAATCCCATTCTTGATATCCTTGCCTTGAAAGACCCAGTCTTTGACTCGCTTTATCGACTTCATCTCCTGCAGCTGCTGCATCATTTGACATGTCATATAGCTTCTTACCAGCACTAACCGCTGCGGTTCCAATGGCAGCCATAGCTACACCAATCCCAGCAGCCACGCCTTTCATAACTGAACCTAGCTTTTCAAACTTTCCGCCGGAATCATCTGCTACTTTAGCAGAATCTTTGATTTCATCTCCAAACTTGTCTGCTTCTTTACCAGCATCATCAAACCCATCACTGGCCGCATCAAGAGCCTTATTGTTATCATCCAGCTCTTTTCCCATTTTGTTTAGATCTGCATTTGCATTATTCAGCTGAATCTGCCAGGCTTTTGTTCGCTTATCATTTTCCCCAAAGGACTCCGCAGCATTCTTCAGAGCGGATTCAAGGGTGGATACTTTGCTTTTTTGAGCATCGATCTCTTTGTTTAAGACTTCATTTCTTGCAGTGATGGCCTTAATGGATTTGTCTTGCTTGTCAAACTGTGAAGTGACCAGGTTCATTTCAGAACCTAGCACCTTAAAATTTTGATTGATATCACGAAGAGCGCTCTTAAACTCCTTTTCACCCTCAACGCCAATTTTTACGCCGAAGTCCGACATACTCTCTCACCTCCTTTGGGGCATGAAAAATGACACCGTGAAAGGTGCCACTTTAAATGGTTTTTTTTATAAGAATTCCGGGATAATGTCATCGATGTAGTGGTCTTTCTTCGGTTTAGATATCCCGGTAAATTGCTTGTGGCATTCCCAAAGGTCCATCAAATAGCCAATAGGCATAAGCCACACTTCATCTTCAGATCGTCTCAGGTGGGCCGTACCAAAATAGATCAGTCGGGTAAAGAGTTCCTCACTACTTACCCGACCACCTCGTTTTTTGAGTCATCACTCTCCACATTTCTTTTCGTGCCTTTCATCATGCTGGCCATAATGGCATTTTTGTAATTAGCCAGATCAAAGGGAGTTGTGAGAAGTTCCACTTCATCTTCTGTGAGAAGCTCTTTTTTATCGTCTTTATTTCTAATGTTATGAATCAAAATAGACTGATTGGCTAGAAGCGTAATAAGCCAGACCACCTCATCGAGGGCCATTTCAAAGTTCTCAGTTTTCATCAGCTTATCGCCTAAGTTTTCAAGACCACCATAGCGTCCAGCAATTGCCTTGGTTGCTTTGGTGGTCAGGATCATCTTAAATTCAGTGCCTCCTATATCAATGGTAGAGCTTCTGTCTTCGGAGGCTTCATCGAGTATTAATTTATCTTCTGCCATATTTATTTACCTCCCATTAGGATACCGTTACCGTGGCTACAGTTGTTATTACATCACTGGCTCCAACAAGGCTGAGAACACAATAGTAGTAATAGGTGTCTGCCAAAAGATCTGTTGGAATATCAAAGCTTGCCGATGTCTCACCGTTAATAGCTGTACCACCAGTAGAGCTGTCGATGGTATTTTCATACCACTGATAAGTCACCGGATCGCTGGTGTTAGATTCCGCCACCACAGAAAGGCTTCCTGTAATGCTGCCGGCGGTTACTTCAGTCAATGTAGCTGGCTGAGTTGTAATTGTAATGGTTGGTGTCACTGCTGTGAAATCTGGTTCATAGACAGAAGTAAACCAGCTCGTAATCGTTGATACCGCTACACCGTTGTCGCCTTCAGTGACTTCCGCTTTCCAGGGATGCTTGTTCTCGCCATCCAGTTTGTTTCTTCTAAAGACGGTTCCTTCTATGGTGGGACTGCTAAATGTGATAGAGTCACCTTTGGTAGCAAGGCTTGTAGCGGGAACGCTGAAGATGACCCTATAGAGCCAAAAATATCTGTATTTTCCGTTGGCCTTCTTGGCGCGAAACCCAATGGCCACTGGTGATCCGCCATCTTCACTTCTTGAAACCACCACATTGTTGCTGTCAATCTTACAGCCTGTTAAATCCTGTGCCACTAAAGAACCGATATCATCGATACCTAAGCTGAGAGCCCCACTCTTAAATTCCTTAATTACCTCAGATGCACCATCATCTGCATAGAGTATCGCTTCAATAAGCTCAATACTTAGTTCTGCAGTCATGGCCTTAGCCAGTACTTTAGGGGTTGCATAGGTTTCAATGCCGTTTTGATCTTCTGTGATCTTGGCATAATATAGAGAATCCAAACCAATCGTTGCCATTTATTCTTCCTCCGTTTCATATTCTTTCATTACGTCAATGGCGTAATGATGAAATTTGGTGTTGTGTTCATAACCAACATACTGTCTATCTGTTATGGTGATCCCTCCGGATTGAAGCGCTTTTGTCAGTTCTTTCTTGCGTTTCATGTAATTCTTCTTTGTAAAAAGGGAAAGCCTAGCCTCTGAAACAATCATATATGCCTCGTTGTCCGCAAAGAGATCTAGTCTATCTGACATGGGAGTGATAACCAGATATTCATCAGGCGGCGTATCAGAAAATACTCCGGTCTCCAGAGGAATGTTTAGAGGTCCTAGTATGTTGTTTAAATCTGCAAGTAAGCTCATAGCATTTCAATCTCCTTATCCAGTTCTGATTTCATGGTTTCAATGCATGCCTTCCGAGAAGCAGACTTCGCCGGCTTCAAGAAGGGTTTAGGTGGTTGACCTGATTTACCATATTCTAAGATATTTGCGATCTTTGCATTGGCATCGCCATCACCACGAGGTTCATTGAAACCGACCTTTATATTGAAATTTCCGTTCTTATCCAGCTTTGTAGGCGAGAGGCCCAATGAAGAAACCAGTTCACCGGTAGAACGACTTTTTTCTTTGGTTTCATTACCGATAACGCCTTTAAGGTTGGCTTTCACTTTATCCAGAACAACCTCGCCGCCAGCTTCTAAAACATTAGAGATGATTTCATCGGTTTTATCACCAAGTTTTGAGAGCTTCATCAGAAAGTCATCGGGCATTTTCATGGTTGCTTTAGCCACTTGGCACCACCTCCTTGGCCAGCACTTCAATGTACATCCCGCGGCCTTTCACATCCTCAACAGATGTGATTTCAAATCTTTTATCGCCATGAATGAGCACCATAGATGTCGTTATGGTCAATCCAGGGATATATCGAAAACGAAAAAGGTCTGTTGCTTCTGAAAAGGATGCTCTATTAGACCATTTCTCATTGCCATGACGGCCTTCACGGTAGGCACTGACAGAAGCTACAATGTTATCAACTTCTGTTTTAAACCCTTCAGCGTCTTTAATAGTGGCGCTCTCAATGATGTCAATAAAGGTATTCATTTTTCCAAAACTCATGATTACACCTGCCAGTCCCGGTCAAGCCTCAAAAGGAGATTGACTGTATTCCATACTTGCTGTCCAGCTTGAACATTATCTGAAAAGAAGCCACCTGTGCTGCCGTCTCTGGATTCATAAAAGTGGGACGACAGCATAATGATGGCTTGCTGTGTGGTGGCTGGCATAACGGCTTCCACGTAGTGATTTTCAGGAAGATGCTGATAGCTTTCTGCATACCGGGTAGCGGCGGTGATGTACATCTCAAGGAGTTCATCATCAGCAGAGTGATCAAGAATAAGATTTGCTTTTACTTTTTCCAGCAGTGTCATACCGCCACCATCCTTTCATTAGTCTGAAATCATAAGCCCTGCAGCCTTAAGTTTGGTGAGAAGGGCATTAAAA